GAATAGCAGATTTAAGTATGGCAACTTGGTTATTACTAACTGCCACATCAATAACTGCTGTATCTAAAACGGATAGCACAGTATTGTGCCAGAAATTAAAGTACTCTCCTGCCTCAGACAGTATCACGTTCTCATCTGAAACAAAGCCTAAACGATTCCTGTGAAAGAATATGTCGTTGATTGTGTAGGTTGCATCAGTTGTATCCACAGGTGGGTTACTTAATGTGTAGTTTGCAAATGAAGGAAATGGATTTGTTCCAAGATCTCCCACAGTACGAGATGCCCAATCTACTGTAGAGAGAATGAAGTATATTGAATCAGCCGTACCATCAACTGTACCGAAAGCCTTATAGAGATTAACTGGCATTGTTGCTGCATTAAAACTAGTCCTCGCATTCTTCTTAACTGTTACATGGGCATGGGCACCACTAACATCAGCAGTCCCACCGGGATACACAGGTCTAATTGTTTCTTTCCATACATTACCTTCCCACTTAACAAAGTAGTCATCTTGTCCTGTGGATTTATCTCCAGATATTTTTGCAACAAATCCGTCTGCTTGTGGAGAGGGTAGTCCAGATCCGGGTAGGTGTCCAAACTGTGCTACCTCATCACTACCATTGATTGCTCTCATGTATGCATCACCCTTACCATCTGTAACCTCTACTGTAAAGGGATACTTATTGTTACTAATGTGTATGAGACTCTCGCCTTCAACATATGTGGTAGTGAAGACTCCATGAGTAGAACCTAATGCTTTTAACCCAGTAGCAGCATTAGTATGGGAGTATGTACCATTATCAATAACTCCTGTTGTACCTGTGTATGGTACCACACTAAGATTAGTTCCAGTCCCTTCACTTACACCTATTTGATGTATATATGCATCACCTGCTGGTGCTCCTTGGGTACCTGATCCAGTAGCAGAAATTGCCACCTTTACTTCAACTGGATGAGTTTTTACAGTCGCCATCCCATCATATAAGTTCCATGCTATATTTTTAACTATTACAGCATTCTGATTATTTATCGACTCAGTATTATTTGTTGAACCAGACCTGCTCTTAGTCTTGTTATCTGGAGTCTTGTAGGTTGCTGTTAGTGTTTGTAATACTGTATCAGCATCCATCTCTCCATCAGCATCAACATTATATTCCTTAATCTCCACCTTGTAGTCAGCACCAAAGTCTCCTATCTTAAAGTAGATTAGTGCTTCATAGTCTCTGTCGGCTGCATCAGCACTAGACTGCTCTACTACCACAGTCTTATTCAGTAGAAAGGTGAAGTCAGCAATGGTGGTGGCAGAGAGTTTACTAGGTTCAAATGGATTAGTGGTGTCATCAAAGTTACCTAAGTAGTTTCTCACATTTGTATTAACAGAAGCACTAAGTACATCAGATTCGGTTATGTTAGTTGACATAGTGTGTGTGCCTGAACCTGTACCTGTTATATCTATTGCAGTCGTACCATCTTTAGTGGCAGTTAAGGTAAGTGTAGTAGTGAGGGGAGTTGTTTTTACATAGTAATTTGTAGCTAGAGATAGACCAGCAGGGAGAGTCACTGTCGTAGTGAGGCGTACAGTATCATTAATGATTAATCCATGAGCTTCACTTGTGGTTATTACGTCAGATGTAGCGGCAGTAAAAGTAAGAGGGAATTGTGAAAGTGAATCTCTTTTTATGTACACCTCATTACCAGCAGTACCAGTTGCATAACCTGTTAAATCAATCAGCTTAACTGAGGGTTCTGGAGTTTTGTCCGTTCCTTTCACAATCAAAGCATATGCCTCATCCTCACTTCTCCTAATGGTGTGTATAAACACATCGTTACTATTGTTTGATGTTACACCAGCAATGGTCTTTACATGCTCAGTACATGGTCTCTTCTCTAACCCTCTTGCAATGTGAGACAATCCATTCTCTTGTAGCTCACCCTGTGTTGGCAACCTAAGTGTTGCTGGTTGCTGTGAGACTCCATTGATTAAACTAGGAATTGTTCCTGAAATTAATGCCATTTTATGTTGTTGGTGTTGTGGTTTGTCGTGACTTACCTGTGTCTCTCTCTATTATTCTGTATACATCATAGTCATGAAAGATGGTGTAGTCTCCTACCTCTCCTTCATACTCTAAAAGCTCCTGCCATGCCACTTGTTCATCCTCACGAAAGAAATCATGTAACTCACCTGATCCCACTACCCTGTCGTGGAACACACGAGCAGATCTAATTGCTATGTATCTTCGTGCAACCTCTGGTAAGTCATCAAAGTTTAAAACAATTACTCTATCTACCTTTACTGTATCTGTGAATATACTTGTGTTCTTCTCTCTGTCATACAGTTTACCACCTCGTTCAACTATGTCTTTAGTTGTACTTCTGACTTTAGTTGTTGTATCAATTCGTAAAACATTTGCTCCTAAATTAATTTCCCCATTTGCATCTGGTGTATATGTAACTTGTAAATCTAAATTGAATACCCACCCTTTAGATTGTACTGCACGTGAGATGTTAGATAGTATCTGTTTGGCAATACTGGCATCTTGAAGGCCCGCTAAGTTATCTAAACTAGAAACTGGCTGTTCTCCAATCGTTACCAACATGGTATTGACTGCCTCTAGTTCAGTCATTCTATTTAGACTCATGTTACCTTTCTAATGTAGTAAAAAAAAGGGAGCACCCTCGTTAAAGGATACTCCCTAAAAGAATTACCTTGACTCTACAAACCTTGAATCAAAGCAACCGCAGTTGCAGGTCTCAACACGTTGTGACCCATTGCGTATTTAGACACCATTAACGTACCTTGTCTGTTGATTTGGTATTCCGATTCAACTGAAAGATCCATTAACTTAACAGTAGCAACTGTGTCCATAGTCATTACTAACCCAATAACACGCTGTGCAACAGCGGATATTCGTGCCGTGATTCTTGTTCCGGCAGTAGCATTATTGTTAGTAACTTCTGTAGACCACGCTGCATGGTCTGTACTACCTGTGTCATACTGAGTAGTACGATAAGACTCACCCAATAGAGGCTGATCTGAACCCCATGCTGGATTTGGTGATGTCTTATGTTGACCTACGTTACTTGCAATCGTCCATAAAGACGAATTCCAAACATTAGTTCCAACACTAAACGAACCTAAGTGGTTAGTTACGTACACAGGCATACCTAAAATTGTAGGTACTTGTCCTGTTGCAACGCTACCAGTCCCACCGAGATCCCGGTTGAATATTGCTAGGTCATTAAGGTTACTTGTTCCAGAAACCTTGAACATATCGAAATATGTATCATTGTTTAAAACAACAAAAGGTTCTCCGGGTACATCTGCATTCATTAAGATACGCTTTGCATCCATGATCGCTTGAGCTATTGCTTTAGGATCACGAGATGCAGCTATATCCGTAGCCGCTCCAGCAGTTGCCCCAATGACAACATTCTGGGTAAAGTCTTCATCTGCAAATGCTGAGTACTCTTGAATCATTGGTGCACCTGCGGTAAGAGCCGCCATTGCTGACGATTCACACAAAGCACCTTTAATTGCGAGCCTCAAGATATTTTGATCAGCAACTTTGCCGAGACCAAATCCTGCCTCTTGGGTGTAGATAGAACGTATGTCATAATGAGACATTGCATCGTCAATGTTCGGAATGAACTGAGCATTAACTAGCAGGTCATCAATCGAAACGATTCTCTCACCTTGCTTAGCAGCAGTTGGTACTATCTCGGCTCCCGGTGTGTGGTAAGAAGCATCACGATACTTACCTGTCATCGGAAACGAGGCCGACTTGCCTTTTGATATTGTTCGCACACGATGCAAAGGCATCATGATATTCTTAGATTGGAATGCTGTAAGCACTTCTCCTGCGTACAACTTTAGGAATAATGCACGACCTTGACCAGTAGATCCAGTCGTTGCATTATCCACACCAGACCTATGAATTGCGGTGTAATTTTCTGCCATATTGTTTTTCCTTAGATTAAGGGTTATTGATTAATAACTCAGAAATCTTGGTCTCACAAAGTTCGGTACAGAGTTGTCCTACGCAT